GTGCGTTTAGTAACTTCATAAAAAAATCTTTAGCCACAAGCCCTTTTTCATATCTATCTTGGTTCAATATACCTTTAGGGTATAAATGCCTTGCTCCAGCATTACTTAAATAAGTGCAGGGAGGGTGTGCAATCATCATATCATATTTACCACTATAAGCTTCTTTTATAGCGTCACCTTTTATATGCCACTCGGGATAACCGCCGCTACAATTCAGTACATCACAAGAATAAGCTTCTATTCCTAACTTTCTAAATTCTATTGTTACCCTTTGAGATTCTTCACAAGCTACTAATACTTTCATTTTATTATTTAATTTTAATTATAGTTTTATTTTGATCTCCTTTTAAGCTTTGATAACTAACTTTACCAACATACTTAATAGTATCATCTTGCAATACTCCATGAGCAACAAGGCAATCTTCAAGGAGTTTTCCCATATAAGAACAATTAGAAGAATCAAGCACCCTAGATTTAAAATAAAAAATAAATTCTAACTCAATCTTTTTTTCTATCTTATCCAGCTTCTTCATTTCATATTTTGTTAATATCAAATATTGATCTTTCTGCTGTTTTCTTTGTCTCCAATGAACTCCTGCGTAAATCTTGTTTGTAGATATTTTTGGAAGATCAAGCAATGTTATTTCCATAATTATTTTATTAAATTCATTAGCTCCCTACTAATACTAAGAGAAAACCCTTTAATCATGGCCCATTTATCAATATTATCCAATACCTCCATCATTTCATCTTTACTAATATTATCAAAGGATTTAGGGATAAAATGATTATTCTTTTCAACATGCCATTTACCAACAATTTTAAGTGCATATTTAAACTGCTCTTTACAAAAAATTGATTCCCCCCTCTCTCTTTCTCTTTGGTTATATTGTGGCAATAATTGATCTCTAGCACTATAAAAAGCCTTTAATTGCGGGTGGGTTTTTTGCCCTGTATAAACTTTTAAATAAAATTCTTTTCCTTTGTTTGTCAATGATCTAATATATTGACTTAGTTGGGAAATTTCCATATTTAAGCTATCAGATTTATAGAATTTAATATTTTCTATCAGCTCTTTTTCTTGCATGTTAAAATTACTTAATTAGTATAACCGCCATATTAACTAATCAATTAATTATGGTAGCCTCTTATATATTTATAGCTATAGGGTTATATGCTGTAATAGCATTAATTTAAGGCAGTAAATCTTTTAATTTAACTTTTAAAGCCACCGCAATATCATTTAACTTATCTAAAGACGGAGAGTGTTTCCCTGTTTCATAGTGGGAGATAGTTTGTTTACACTTTAAGCCAACTGAATCAGCCAACTTAGCTTGATCTAGTTTTTTTTTCTTTCTAAAAAAACTAATCTTTTTTCCTACTTTTTCCGTTAGTTTACTCATTAATTTTTGATTTTAGGTTTTTTAAAAATTGCTTAGTAATTTTAGTTGGTATTGTTTTTTGATTCTTATAGAGTCCAGAAAACCTCTCAACTAAATTATTAGCTGTTTCTAATTTATCTTTTAGTTCCTGCTTTTTTATCATTTTATTGTAGTTGGGTTAGTAAGCTGTTTTTTAATTCTATTGTTTTAATCAATAGATCAGATAATTTTTTAATAAATTCCTCATCCCTTTCCACTCTAATAACAAGCATCTTCTTTTCATCTTTAAATAAAGGGTGGTAAGATACAAAGTCACAATATTCTCTTTGTGATATATATAAACCCCCTTGCACTTGTGCCTTGTATTTTGTGGGTAGCTTATTATCAATTAAATATTTTAAATGATTTTTCTTTAATGGGCATTTTATTTCAATCAATCCATTATCACCAATAAGACCATCAGGGGAGTAACCAATATTATCTTTTTTAATAAATGTTACCTCTTCTACCTTATTATCAGTAACAAAAGAATAATAACTTCTAGCCTCTTCTTCTAACTCATTACCTCTAATCATAGCCTCGCTCTGAAAACCTACTTCTGGCTCTGTTAAAAGGCTATCACTAGCTAATTCAAAAGCATAATCTTTTAATGCCTTACTTTCTACCCCTGTTGAAGTAATAATCTTGTCAAAATTACTTGCGGTCGCAACACCTAATCGCATTTGCAACCATTCTTGAGAACCTTGCTCAATATCTTTAATTACTTGCATTTTTATTTTTTATTTTAATTTTTAACATACCTAAACCCTTTTCAAAATCACTAGCCTTAAATTCCTCCAAAGAATCTACCTTAAAATGCTCTAAAAATTTATGTTCTTCCGTTCCAGACTCATCTAATAGCTTTTTTAATTTCTCATATTCTTCAATAGAGATGGTCGCCCAATCATCCTTAATATCATCTTTGTTATACAAAGATAGACCAAGACCAAATACAGCTATATTTTTTACTAAGCACCTCATTATTGATTTGTTAATATCAAACATTGTTGCAGATTCAACAAATTTAGTTTTCATAATATCTTTACCTGCTTTTTTTGATTGTTCCCAGTCTTTGACTTCGTAAGAATATTTTTCACTCTTCATTGACTTATTAGCTCCATCCATAACTGGCAACCACATTTCATGAGTTAGGTTACTTATAGATACTTTAGTAAAAACCATATAACCCTCATCGCTTTTAAAATAAGGTAAATTATTGTCATTTTTTATTATTTCATATTTTGCATCTGGGTATATTTTACAAACCTCTTTCCAAGCATCCGCCCAAGAAATATATGATAGTTTTTGTTTTTGTTTTATCTTGGGTTTTATATCTATGCTGCTTAATTTAGCAAATATAGAGTCACCTTTTAATTTCTTTTCTGTCATAATTTTAATATTTAGTTCTTTTTACTGATTCGTGCATGATCGAGGTTATTCTTTCAAATAACTTTTCTATAATTTCACTGCCTTTATTTTCAGAAGTAAGTTTTGCTTCAATAGCTTTTTCACTTAATGCAATTTTTTTAGTTAAAAGCTCAATAATCTTTTCCTCTTTTTTTGTATATTTATTTAGTGCCATAATTAATTTAATTTAAGCTGATTACATAATTAATTATAATATAGTAATTTTTATTAGTCAAGTATTTTTTTAATCTTTTCTTGATTTTAATTTTCCTTTTTCAATAAAAACAATATCCCCGCCTTCTATTGTTCTATCGTTTACTTTTAGAAAATGGTCCTTAACTTCTGTTCGTCCAACCTTAGAATATCCATTAAGATCTACTAATCTCGGTGGTAAATCCGCATCTGCTAATTTTATATTGCAGGCTCTTATTTTTAGTTTAGGTAGTTTATCTTGTAAATATAAGGCTAGATTTTTAATATTCTTATTTGTTATTTTTACTGGTAGTTTAAATGATTTTATTTTAGTTTCTCCGACCTTATCTTTGTCTCCTTTTATGCAACAGTTATTGATCCTCTGGACTATGGTATAAGGACTAGTTTCTATTGTTGTGTTACATAAGGTACATTGAAATTTAAATCTTTTAGTTCCTTTCTGGTTTCTTTCTTTTAATTCTTCTGTTACTATGTACTTCTGAATTTTATCGCCAACTTTTATTTTTTTCATGATTATTATAATTGAGTTAATATAAGGCTATCAATAAATAGCTCCTTTATATCTTCTGCCTGTTGTTTTGTCGGGCTTTCAATCTTCCATACGCATAAGATAGATTCTTTTTCGTATTTTGGGCATTGGGTTAAAAAGTAGTCCATTTTCTCTAAATATAAAGGTGCAGTTAATCTTGATATTTCTTTTGCCGATTCTTCGGTTTTAATTTCTTTTGATATTGTTATTTTCATAGTTTAATTTCTTTTGTAATTTCAATTTCTTGATCTAAGCATTTATGGAAAGAGTTTTTTCTTGCTCCTGCGATAGATTCGCATTTCAAAGATTTATAAGCTATACAAAAAGCATAATATTCTATATTTTTAGCTTTGATGTTGCCGTGAGCGTCGATGTCGAAAGCGGTGATGTTGCCGTGAGCGTCGATGTCGAAAGCGGTGATGTCGAAAGCGTCAATGTTGCAAGCGGTGATGTTGCCGTGAGCGTCGATGTTGCCGTGAGCTTTGATGTTGCAAGGGATTTTGCAATCAAAAGTTATTTCTAGATCCTCATCTAAAACTATTGTATTTGATTTATTAGCTGTTGCGATTAAATCGTCTAATTGTTGTTGTGTTGTTATTTTCATTACTTTTAAATTTAATTAATTACAAAATCTAGTTTAAATAGTGCTTATTTATTAGTCAAGTATTTTTTTAATTTAAGTTGTTTATGTTTCTCAATTATGATTTTATCAAATCTCATTCCAAAACTAAGTCCATTAATTGAAAAATGGTTTTGTAAAAAATCATTTAACAAATTAAGAGATTTTCTTCCAAAGTTCGACGTTTTCAGAAGATCTGATTCCGTCATACTTAATAACTCGCCTAAATATTCAATCTTATTATAGCGAACAATAGCTGCTCTAGTTCTGCTAAAAATCGACCTTAACTCTCTTTCTATGCAGTAATTATGAAATTCTTGTAAAAATTGATAAATAGACACTGAATAAACAACCTCTTTCTTTTCGTATTCAACTATATTATAATAACATTGTTTAATAAGATTATCAATTTTAAGAGATAGTGATTTCTCATTAGTTTTATTTAGGATATATTTTATCATATCTTTACTGTTTGTTAAAACTTCATTTGTCATAATTATATAAATTTACTTAATAACTTAACCAAAAAGAATCTAAAAGGGCTTAACCTTGCTAGATCTGCAAGACTCCCTTCATCATGGAAGTCTATTTTGTGAATATAAAACAAATTATATTTTAATTGTCTAATTGCTTGAATTTTGTTTGTCATAGTTTTTTTAATTTAAGTAATTATAGCACGACCAGAAACCCTAGCATTACCAGAAACCCTAGCATTACCAGAAACCCTAGCATCACCATAAACCCAAGCATCACCATAAACCCTAGCACGACCATAAACCCAAGCATCACCAGAAACCTGAGCATTATCACAAACCATAGCATCACCATAAACCTCAGCATCATCATAGACCAGAGCATCACCATAAACCCAGCAGTTGCCTTGTTGGCTTAAATTGCTTTCTTT